AATAACTCATTAAATCCCGAAAGAATTTTGTATCCACTATCATAAAACCAGTAATTATCATCTCTTTTAGGTGTGCTATAATATGTCATTAAATCACCGCCTTGACTTCTGACAATGAATTTATAGTCTCCTTTATCTAACCATTTAAAAATTTCAAATTCCAATCTTGTTAGCTTAATAGGCTCTTTATATTCAGAAAGAAGCCACTTAATTCTCGCAATTGCACATGTATCATTTGATGAGTCTTCCGGACATAATACGCAGTAATCGCAATTTGAACATCTATTTAGCCTATTCGCATTATCGTTTTTGAAAGAAAAATACATAGTTTTTTCTTTATCAATAAACTCTAATATTTGACTTCTATATTTTTCTGCGTTTAACATTTTTTATTTCCTCCTAATTCACAATCTACCTCACAGTTTTCAAAATATTCTTTCACATCCGTTCCCAATGTAGCACCTTCAAAATAGCCTTTTTTTAAAAGTAACTTAAGTACCTCACTTTCATAAAAATAATAAAAATAATCATCAGAATATATTTTAAGAATATCATACTCTAATTTCGATATCTTGTTTTTTTGTGGGTGTTCTTTTGACCATTGCTCAACAAATTCAATCATTTTGAATACGTTCCAAGCAGTAATTCTACATTGTCCTTCGAGTGGGCATCGTGAACAAGGAACCCCGCGACAGTCACTGCAACCTTTATTTTTTGTGCGCACGCTGTCAAACATTCTTGCAATTTCTCTTTCATATGTTTCTTTATCTATCATATTCTACCTCGCAATTGTCAAAATAATGATTTATAGTCATATCTCTTGTAGCACCTTGGAAATATCCATTTATTAGAAGCTCATATAGAATATCAACATCTTTAAAAGCTTCTTCTTCCGAACTATAGTCAATTGCGGCACGAATGATATCGTATTCAAGCTTTGACACCTTGAATTTTTTTAGCGGGTGATTACTGGTCCACCTTTCAACAGCGTTATAAATGTCATTATAAAGATGACAATTATCATATTCCGCATCATAAATTGGGCATAAATTACAAATTACGCCAACACAATTATCACGTCCTTTGAATCTATCATCACGCAAGCTGTCCCACATGCGAACAATTTCTCTTTCATATATCTCCTTATCTATCATCTTCCATCTCCATTTTCCTTTCTTGTACACACATAGCTTTTCTTGCATTCCATTTCATCCATGAACTTCTTGAATTCATATCTTGTATTCATCACTGCATTGCATCCGCAGTGCCTGCATTTCAGGAATTCCTGTTCCTTAAACATCCACGTTCTTGTCACTACAGTTACATCCCTTCTTCTCTTGAATTTGCCACAGTGTGGGCAGTAGTAGTCCGGTACTCTCATTTCAAAGCCTCCATTTTCTTTATTTCATCTTCAGCCTTTCGCTTCTCGAAGTGAAGCTGCTCCCTTGCATTCATTAGTGACGATATCGTATACTCGCTGGCACCAGTCACGCTCATTCTTGCAATTAGCTCATCGAGCACGTCAATGCCATGATGCATCTCGCTGATAAGCCTAATATTTGTCTTGTGATTAATACATTCAATCATGCCCATTCCTGTATCCTCCTGTTCTTTTTATTTGCATATGCCCATGCGCCAGATGACCGGCACACATGAGATTTCGCGCAGGACTCACATCACTATGCGCACTCGCGATGGTATACCTGTCTAACGTGTTTTTTTTGGAAGTTAATTTCATTAAATGAAATACTGTGCATCAGCTCCATGAGATGTTAATTTTTGCTAAATAGCTTCGCGTGCGTTAGCTAAGTATGAGATTTTTGAGTGTAGTTTCACGCGAAAGCTCCTTCTTCATAGAGACTTAGTTCTTGTTATGAGCCTAAGCACAATCTTGAATGTGTACTGCGCCTGTCAGCTGGAGTATGGACATATGCCTAATTACGTTAAAATTTAAGTTCTAAGTAACGTTTGTGATAAATGCGGTAAATTTGTACCTGTTATGTACAAAACGCTTTTTACATGCCTCTATGCTGTGCGTGTGTCTCAAGATAGAGATCATCCCTTTCCTCGTGCCCCATGCGGTATCTCCATAATGGGCACGATGTCGAAGGACACATCCTGACCTCGCTTTTATTGTAACAGCAGCATTCAAGACACTTGTATCTGATGGCCTTTGCCCTTGACAGTCTCTTGCCAGCCGAGTCCATTACCATCTTCTCAAAATAATTTGCATTTGCCATTCATGATCAATCTCCTCTCTACGGCCGTTTTCAGCACGCTGGAGCGCTCTCTACGGGAATTCCATCGTTACAGGTATTATTTATCCTGCTTGCATGAAAATCCGCTCATATGCCTCGTACGTGCGTTTATTCACTTATTCACTATTTTTTCTTGTTTGCCTCATGCCTTAGCAACGACAGCGCAAGATAGGCCTTAGTGAGCTCGGGAACATCCGTCAGCTCGCCCCTCCTCTTCATGCCAGTATAAAGACCTGCCTTTGTTACCCTCATGTTGTCAGGCGAGAAGTTCTCGGTGTCTCCGTCAAGGAATATGACTGTGTCCCATTTCCCAAGCTTCACGCCTGTCGCCTTCTCGTACATGTATCTGTCATACATGACCCAGTCCTTGGCCTGATCACCCGTTTCAGACACCTTGATGTACTTCTTGCCGTTCTTTGTTGTTAGCGACCCGATATCAACCTTCGTATACGGAACATGTCCATGCCTGTATCGGTATGCCTTGCCGGCCTCTGAGCCTTTCTTGAAACGCCCGTCTATGCCGTTTGATATTCCAAGCACGTGTGCACGGTGGGCTATTGCCGACTGGTTGAGGGTGGTTCCGAACACCTCGTTCATCCTCTTTGCGGTCTCTGCATAGGTCACTCCGCGGATGTTCTTGCGGAGGTATTCCTCCATCTCCATTGTCCACGTGCACCTGTGAAGAACGATGTCGTCCTCGCCCCGTACCAGTCTTGCCTTCTTGTGACTTAGTGCACTGCATGAGACGTGATGCCCGAACGATTTCAGGAACTCATTGCTTATGTCCTTATTCCGTCCATCATAGGAAATGAGCCACTCGTTCTCCTCGGTCGTGTACATGTGGGGATGTCTAGGCTTATTCATGCTTTCCTTCGATCATGAGCGGCACTGATGCCTCGCTGTTTCCTGATGTCATTTTTGCAGCCTCCAGCTGTATCCTTGCGATGTCGATGATCTTGCCTCCAAGGTTGCACATTGCGTTGCTCTTCTTGACCTCGCGCTCGATTGTTGCCCCAGGGGCATTGTGTGCCAGCACGTCAAGCTGGCCGAAAAGCGCCTCAGTAAGGTCATCAAGTGTCTTCTTTCCGTTATCTTTGTTCATGTCTCTTTCCTCCTTTGTTTCTGCATTGCCATGTTCAGGCTTCTTCCTGAATTCGTTGAAGCCGTGTTCTGGCTTCACTGCGTGCTCTCTCTTTACAATGTCCCTCTCCTTTTCGCGTTCAGCGATGGTGCTTGCAAGCTTCCTGTCCTGCTGAATGAATTCCATCCTGACCGCATCCTTGTCATCCCTTGCCTTTGTCGTGCAGGAGTACGAGCATGCCATGTAAGTTCTGTTGTTCCTGCTGACCTTGAATATCCATTTCTGCGTTGTCTGAGGTATGTAGAACTGCTTGCCGCATACAGGACATATGTGATAGCTCCTGTATCCCGTGATGGCTGGTCTCATCCGTCACGTCCTCCTTTCTAGAATATCCTTCCCTTTTCCTTCTTTGCGCTCTATGAGGTAATAGACACATCTACATTTTTGTTTCATGTATCTATAACCTACGAGTCTATACATATCTTTGTACTTTTTCTCATATACTGGATATATATCAATCGGTTCAAAAATGTATTCGCTCTTTATAGTGTATCTTTCATCCATTCATGAGTGACTCCTCTGTATTTCTGAATGCCGCATCACATGTTATGCACGTCAGCGTATCGAATCCAAATACCCTCAGTACAAACTGCGGATAGTCAAGAAGATATTCAATGCTTTTGTTCTTTCCGATTGCTCCTATACACTCGCTGAACGAGCACCACCCGCCGTTCTTTTCAATGTTCAGCCTTATGATGTGGAACATGTCTCTTGTGAGCCTGTGCCTGAAGCTGCTTTCAGTGAGTCTTGCCTTTGGAGCCTTACGCGCTATGTACTCGATTGCTGAAAGCTCCTCGAAGTATCTCCACATGTCCATGTCGTTCTCTATCTCAGCAAAGTCCACCAATTTGTTCAGGCGCTCATCTGACATCACCTTGTCTAGTGCCTTCATTCCTCGTCTCCTATCCTGATATCGAACCTCTGCGTCCTCTTGTCGAAATTGCACTTATAGCGTCCTCCATTTCGTCCGTTTCGGTTCTTCTCAATCTTCAGCGTTATTTCCTCGTTTCTATCGCCCGTTTCCTTGTTAACAATCATTTTCCGTGAAATCATAATGACCTGTGAGCTTGACTGTTCTATCTCTGACGACCCTTTAAGCCTTCTCAGGCTGACATCCTCGTTTGAAGCGTTACGGTTAAGCTGACATACGTTAATGATTGTGCAGTTGTATCTGAGTGACAGTGCCCTGAGCCTGCGCATGATTGCATCAAGCATTAGCGTATTGTTTCCGTAGTTTGTCTGCGGATCACTGATGAATCCCATGTGATCGAGAACAACAACGAACGGTTTTGACTGGTCATGTCCTGAAATCACTCCGGAAATGTAATCTATCGTCTGTGGGTCGTTGATGATGTAAAGGTGGCTGTCACCAGTTATCTCGCTCACTGATTTTTCAATCGTTTCTCTTTTATCTGAGCTTAGGTTTTCAAAGTCCTCTATCTCGGCAACAGGGATGTTCGCCTTTATGCCGGCTATTCTTCTCAGTATCTGTGCTTCAGGCATTTCCATGTTGAAGTACAGGCAGTCATAGCTTTTTGACAGCTCGGTAAGGAAGTTAAGCGCAAGTGCTGTCTTACCTGCCGATGTCTCGGCTGATATCGTGAGAAGATCATGGAGCTGAAGGTTGAGAATGGCATTGAAGTCGTTGTAGTGCTTCATGTCAAGTCGCTCTATCCTCTTCATGAGACCAGCCATGTACTCGTCCTTCGTCATAGGCTTCACTTCCGACGCAATGCTCTCTATCTCGTCGATGTTCCTGCGCATCGTGTCAAAGTCAATGTTTCCACGCTGGAACTGCTCATACCATGCCCTCAGCGAGCGTTCTCTGTATGCAGTGAATATGATTGCCTGTGCCGTGCTAAAGATGTCACGCGGAGACGCTATGCTGAAGTACTTCGACATTGATGAGTAGTAGATATTCTCAAGATTCCTATCTTTCAGCAAATTGATGTCAATCATGCCTTTGTCTTTCCATGAGCCAATCAGCGTCTCGGCATATGCCTTCATCTCGAAGTCGTCTATCATGTGAGGCTTTACTATCAGCATGTCCATGTACTCATCCGGATACTGCGTCAGTATTGCGAGAATGTCGATGTATGCACGCATTGCCTTTTCATGTGTAATCATCAGTAGTAGTACTCCTCACTTTCCTCAGCCTTCGGATGCTTCATTGCAAACATATCAAAGAGCGCTTTCCAGTTCTCTACATGGCTTCCGTTAATCTTCCATCCGCGAGCGCTGTTGTACGAATAGAACTCGTCAGCTATGTCAGTCCTTGACTTTGAGCTGGCATACTTCATAACGTCGTCTGATGTCGGAGCCTGGAATGATGGAAAACTCTCTCTGGACTCTCTCGAAGAGAGAGTATTGTTTACATTGTTATCATTGTTATCATTGTTGTTAGTTGCCCCCTGTGTGCCCTTAGTGTGCCCCCTATGTGCCACTTGTTTGCCACTTGCTTTGTCATAGTCTTGGTACTTATTGTAATTTTGTACCATTATTACAGTACCTTTTCGACTTGTAGTGCATGTCACTTCGTTTGTCCGTTTTAGGTGTTTCAAAGCTGTTCTTACTGACTTGATTGAAAGCCCTGTTTCAGCCGAAATTTTGCTGTATGAAGTGACAAATGAGCCTCTCTTGATGAGCGTTCCTTTGTACTTCTTGTCCTTGTGATTTGCCGATATGAGGCAGTAAACGAACAGGTGAGCTGTGTTGACATCAGTGAACCACTCCCAGTTTTTCATGGTTCTCCACAGGCATATGAATCCATCTCTCTGATAGTCTTCGTTATTCATCGGCATCAACCTCCAAAAGTCTAAGAAGGGTTGCACAGTAATCCCTTTTAGAAGTAAATATGAACTCTGTGTTGTACTCCCTTGCCATTGTTCGAAGTATCCTGTGAAGCTGAAGCCCTGTTGTTGCATTTGGCGATTTCACTATCCTAGGATTGACCCACATTATGAGGTCGTCGATATTCCTCACGTGCTCGTCCTGAACGAGGATGATCAGGCGGACTCCAAGTTTATTTGCTCTTATCAGCTCGCTCCTGAACCTGGCGTGTTGGTGAATCACATTTGAAATAAGCTCCTGGATGTTCGCCTTTCTATCAACCGATATCTTAGGATTATCATAGAGCTGATAGTCTCCAACAACCAGCTTCGAGCGCATGAACTCAATGCCATTGCATTCAAGATACTTTTCGATGAATCCGTTCTTCTGTTCTCTTGTGTCTATGATAATCATAAGTGAGAACCCTAGAACTGAATGTCATCTTCTAGGATTGGAGACTCATTATGTGCAGTTGCTGTTGTGCTTGAAGCCGAGTTATCAAGAGGCTTGTCCTCGTACTTTGCTAAAGGCTTTCCGTTATAGTCCTTTCCCTTGGCAAGCTCCTTCTTTGAATACTCATTCTTTACGTCATAGCGCCAGTAGTTCTTGCCTGCCTTTGAAGTCTTCTCGACAGCCTGGATTGATAAAACAATTTCCTTTTCAGCAAGTCCGCTATAATCATCCTTGATATTGAATCTAGGGTTTGAGTCAATAATTCTCTTGATGAAACCTTTAAAGTATGGAAGTGCCTTGTCAGTGTAGTATTTTCTTGCCGTCGCATACCAGTTAGGCATATCAGTATATGTCTGTATTCTTTTGTACTGCTCTTCAAAATATCCTGCGTATTCGCCATCTTTAATATCATAGTCGTATTCGAGCCACTCCTTGACCTTTGCGTCGTTGTCAACGATTGCCGAAACGCTCTTGATTACGCATACATATATGCCTGAAGGAAGATGCGAGAACCCCTCGCCTCCTCCGAATTTTGCCTCTGTATTATTTAAATCCTGTGGTTTTGGTAGCATTATTCATTTCCTCCTTTTTATTAGTTTGAATTCCGTAGTACTCACGTACCTTACCGTCTACAATCTTCAGGTCATTTTCAATCTCATCTTCATCGAACATTCCCATCGGTGTTTTTGCGGTACTTGATCCATCGCTGTGAACAATGAATATGTACTTGCCTCCGTCATTCTTCGCATAGATGACCTCATTAAAAAGTGCTTCGATTGTTCCAAGTTGCTTGTCTATCATTTTTCCAGCAGTTATCGCACGCATCTTTCCTGTGTCGCTGTCCGATTCTACATGCCCAAGAAAATACACAACAACGTCATCGTCAATCGAATCGATAAAATCCAGCAACTCTTTCATGTGACAGGCAAGATCAACATACTTTGCATATCCTCCCTCATTTCTTCTTTGCTGCTGTTCGAAGAACATGAGGTAATCGAAATCATCAATGATATACGTCTTAACCTTGTTCTTGTATTTTCCGATATATCCTTTTATGACATCGTATCTTTCAGAGTATGCCATATTTCGCAAATTTACGGACTGCAGCGAAATAATCTTCTTTGGAAGAGGCTTTGCAAGCCTGAACACCAGTGCTTCCTTCTCACCGAAGTTTCTTAGTGATGTCGTTTTGCCTGATCCGCTTTCGCCTATTACGAGTACAGGTAATCCCATATTATTTCCTCCTTTACTTGATTGTCAGCGAAGTGTTATCCTCAAGATGAGCGTAATTCTTGAAGCCTACAATATTCTTCTTGACTGTTATCTTGTTCACTTCGTAATTTACCTTTACTACGTCAGGATTGTTCCTGTATTCGCTGATGATTGCATCAGCATTGTCAATGATAAGTCTCTTGCTCTTTCGCGTAGAGACTACGTACTTTGATGTCTCGTGCTTCTTCATGTCATGTCTTTGCATGAACTCCATGAGTGCATTTTTGAGGTATTCCTGTTTCTTTTCCTTTGCCTTGATGCGTTTATCAAGGTTCTTCTTTTCGTTCTTCAGTGCCTCGATTTCAGCCTGCTCGTTCTTCATGAATAGGCAGTAGTCATCCATCTTGTCATCGAGAAGCTTTTGAAGGTCGACATCCGTATATACCTCTCCTGTCTCCTCATCGAATGCAACTCCTTCATTTAGCTGCTGGTAAAGCTTTTCTTCTATCTCGTACAATGTCATAGTCTAGTCCTCCATCATTTCGTGCACTTTAGCATCAACAGTGAAAAAATCAACTCCGTTTTTTGAGATGATTTCAGTGAGGTCTTTCTTGGCAATTTCAATCGCTTCTTCATGCATTGAAGAAATGTCCTGTCCTTCGTCATTAACGTAAACGAATGATGTGTATCCAAGCTCAAGATATACTGAAAAGCATCTCTCATGTTTGCTATCGCTTTCATCTTTGTGTGATTTGAGCACATCGATTTCATGCTGAAGCTTGTTCAGCTCCTTTAACAGGAAGTCATTCTTGTTAGAGAGATACGAGTTCACTCTTAGCATCTCTCTGTAATCGTTCTTGTAATCTTGTAATTCCTTGTTCATGTTTTTCCTCCGTTGTGTTATAATGAGTGTGTTCATGTTTGCCTCCTCATTTTTCATGAGGCGGCTTTTTTTGTGCTTCCGATGGGGCCGTGGCGCAGTCCGAGAAGGATTGTGCACAGCTCTTTTTGCGTTTAATGGGATTTTAATATCCAGCGTATATAAAAGTTAGAATATTAGGAGGTGCTGGATAAAGTATGAAAAATAATATTTATCAAAAGGAGAATTAAGTCAGATGATTTTTTGACAATGAAACGAGCCTATCCTCCTCATGACTGCCCCATAGCTCCATCGGATTCAGTTGTTTAGCTAGCGATAACCGTCATTGCAGTGAACACTACTGAAGCTATCGCAATTGTTATGAATATCTTTATGAGAGTCTTCTGGACTCTCATTTCTTCAACCTTTTCGTAAAGTTCCTTGTTCACTAGTGCTGGGTTCTGCAGCTTCATAGCTTTGCCTCCTCCTATCTCAGTGCATCGATGATGTCCTGGATCATCGCATAGCCACTGTCTGCGCGGACGTTAACACGCTTCTCATGACCATTGACAAACGTTGCCGTGACGATTTCATTCTTCTCATCATATGTGAGTGCAAGCAGGTCACAGAGATGAGAAGTGCGTCTCATAGCAATCAATAAACTGTCGCATATCATTTGCTTGTATTCGTACATTGCTTTTTCCTCCTTCCTACCATATCCACCAGTCGGCATTTGCGTTTAAGCAGCATGCCAGGCAGTAAATCGCGATCCAGAAGATCACTAACGTGACTTTTCCTCTTGTTGTCATTTTCATTTTCCTTCACTCCTTTAAACCGTATTCTTTTGAAAGAATAGATTTTGATATTCTCTTTTCTGGATATGAAAATCCATATTTCTTCTTCAGCCTGTCAATAACAACATATGGCTGAGAAGAATGTACCAGCTTTTTTACTTCTTCAGCATTCAGCATCACGTCCTCTTCCTTGATGCCGAGCCGTATGAGAATGGCATCGGGTATCTCCACGTTCCCGTAGGACTCATAGATGTCATGCACCTTCATTTGTATCATCACTCCTGTTCAATGAGCGGTAGATATCCTTCTTTCTTCAGCCTTTCATAGAGATACAAGCGTCCTTTTTGCGTCCACTTCGTGCTTAGTCTCACGAGCACTTTTCCATCATTTTGTTTGATGTCAATCGTCTCGCTTGATGTGTATCCCTTTGACTGGTATCTCGAGTAGAGAAGCCACTGTCCAGACTGCTTGTACTGGATGTTAAGGTCATGAAGTATCTGGTTCATAGCCTTTCCGCTCATGCCGTAGTCCTTTGCTATCTGCGTGATCGTCATCAATGACTTGCTCGAAAGAATTTTGTCGCAGTAGTCTGCCTTAGGCTTCATCTCATTGATCTGCTGAGCCTGAATGCTGTTCTCAAGCTCCAGCTTTTTATTTTTCTCAATTTCGTCAGCGAGAAGGCGAAGGGACTGAGGATAAGAGATTTCAGGAAGCTGATATCCGCCAGTTTTTCTGATTGCTGGAAGAACTTCGCTAGTGACCCACTTCTTGAAGCGCTTTGCGCTTTCAATCTTTGACGAGAGAATCAGTGAGTAGAGACCTGATTCGTTGATGATTGTTAAACCACGATTAGGTATATTTTCTAATATCGCGTTTTGCGACTTTTGAATTGTTTTCTTGTCATCTTGATCAACATGCTTGATTAATGCATCATTAGCATTTACATAACCCAGGATATGTGCAATGTCTTTTCCGATGAACCAAGGCTCTTCGTTAATAACAACAGACTTAATAGAAAATTCGTTATTCTTAAATACTTGTAATCCGTTCATGTGTTCCTCCATAAAATCTACCTTAATCTACTTTTTGAGCGAAAAAAATTTTTTGTCGCTCAGTTAGCTTTGTGATTTTTAGCAATCTGCAAAGTTTCTCAATTTCACTAGCTTTGAACTCTGTAACATTGTCTAACCTATTTTTAAACGTCCTATAATCAAGACCAATTTCTTTAGCAATGTATTCTTTTTTCAAACCACTAGCTTCAATATATGGTTCTAATAGTTCTGTGTTTGTCATTTATTTTATCCCTCCTTTCAAAATCTACTATAATCTACTTTTGCTCTATAGTCAACAAAAATCTACTTATTTTAGTGAAATTAATTGCATTATTATTTTTTATTATTTAATATATTTCTAGAGAGGTATTTATTATGAGTATCGGCAACAATATAAAGCGTAAGCGTGAAGAGTTAGGCTATACGCAAGAGGAATTAGCTCAAAAGATGGGATATAAATCTAAATCGACTATTAATAAAATAGAGCTAGGAAAGAACGATGTCCCACAAAGAAAAATCATGCAATTTGCTAAAGTTCTAAACACTACAGTTGAATATTTGATGTCATGGGATGAAGAAAAAACAAAAGAATTAGTTGAATTGTTCAACAACCTTGATAGCACAGGAAAGGACAAGCTAATAGATTATGCAAAAGATATGCAAAAACTTCACCAGTTAAAAGGTGGAAATGACATCCACACCAAAAAGTGACTTTGTCAGTACGGAAGTAAACGTTTTTTAGTAGATAAGATAATAAAAAATAAATGATTTTGTTCAAGGAAGGAGGCATGACATATGTCATACAAGTACAAGAAAATTATTCTAAAGAACGGAAAGACAAAGTATGAATTTGACATTGACGCAGGGATGGGATTAAACGGCAAGCGCAAGAGAACCAAAAGACGCTTTGACACTGTCAAGGAAGGCAAGGAATATGCAGCAAAGTTCTGTGCTGGAGTCGTGTCATCATCGTCGCGAGATGCACTTACCTTTTCACAGCTTTTCAGTCTCTACATTGCTGATCAGGAGAAAAGGCTCAGTCCAAAATCAATCAGCAATATCAGATCCATCTACAGGACGCATCTGTCATGCTTCGATGCCATGAGGATAGACAGGATAACATCACCAGCAGTCGAGGAATGGGCTGCCTCTCTTCCTGGCGTCAATCGAACGGTCAACATAATAGTGCAGAGAATGCACACGATCATGAAATGGGCAGTAGATCACGAACTCATCGAGAGGAATCCCGTGAGATTCAAGTATCTTAAGGAAGAAGACAGGGAAATGGATTATCTTACTGCCGAGGAATTCGAGAAGGTATACGAGTGCATGAATCCAAAGTATCAGCTTGCGCTTCTCGTCCTTTTCTTCACAGGGCTGCGAAAGGAGGAACTGTGCGGGCTGAGTGCAATGGATCTCGAGAGCCACGAGCTGCATCTTCATCACGTAAGGCTCAATAATGAAATAGTTGACACTTTCAAGACGAAGAAGTCGAAGAGAATCGTTCCGATTCCGCCATGGCTTGAGCCTCGGCTGGAAGAGGCATTTGCTGAAAGCCAGTACCCCTTCTATAACTGCTACGGCTCGACCTTCTGTCACTGGCTCAGTTGTGCTGTCGAGAAGGCAGGGATAGGCAAGCATATAACCCCTCACTGCCTGAGGCATTCATACGCTGCAATGATGATAAACGAGGGAATAGAGATATACACACTTTCTAAGCTCATGGGCCATACGAAAATAGCGACGACAATGAACAGATATGGGCATCTGTACGACGAGAAGCGAAGAGAGGTATCTAAGCTTCTTGACACAAAATGGAGTAAATCTTACAACATGAATGAAAAAAACGTCCTTAATTAGGACGCTTTTTTGAATTGAAATTTATTATACACATTTCTTCTCTTTTGTAAAGTGCTGAAAATATTAAAGTTTAATAGCACTTTGGATTGATATTTTTATTATGTTTAAATATTTTTTGGAGTAAATTTGGAGTAAAAAAGCTGCGCTCTTGATCAGGCACAAACAGTCATAAAAGAATTAGTTAATTAAGTACTTTTTTGTACATAATCTATTGACATAAGTACATAAAAGTACTATACTATAGGTGTAGAGAGGGAGAGATCCCAAGGAGGAAAAAGAGTATGAAGACATTAAAAGTTGCTGAATGGTTATGGTGGGACAAGATGAGCGAAATCCATGATTATAGATATAATTTTTCATGGAACATCAAAAGATATGACAATGGAGAAGTTGTCAATGATGAAAACAACTGCTTGACAGTGTATGATTTTGAAGTCATCAGAGAAACTGAGAAAGCTATCTATGTTGAATTCAAGAACGCTTCAAAATACGGCGTAAAAATCTGGTTCCCTAAAAAATATGCAAGCGTTGTTGAAGAAGGAAATGAAGAAAAAGAAATAAAAAGAGAAAAACAACACGGCGAACCAGCAAACGCTGAATTCGTATCACTTGATAAAGTTTATCATAAAAAATGGGGTGAAGGATTGATCATGAGTACTGATGAAAATACACTTCATGTTCGATTTGCTGACAATAATATTGGTGATAAGGTCATTGCAAAAGCAGTGGCAAGCAAGTTCATTGTGAGAATTTAACAAAAAAAGTGAGGCGATAACACTACAACACCACATTTTAGGAGGATATGAAAATGAAAAAGGTTAAAAACGGCTGGCATAAATTAAATGATTATGAAGTATATGTAGAAGATGGTTTCGTTACGCATGGAACAAAAATGGACATTAATAGAAGTCCTGTTCCTGCATATCCTTATAGATGGGATGAAGAATATAATGCTTGGGTACGACAAGCGAAAGTTAAATTTTCTACATTTAGAAATGGCATTAAAAATGGCAACTGGAAGTTATCATAAAGTAAAAGGAGAATTAAAAATGAAGCTAGATTATAATGAATACAGGAAAGCGATAGAAAGGCTCGCTCCGCAAACTTTCAATACGACATATGATTACGAATTTGACACGCTGTCAAATGTTTTCGATGACATGTCATTCAGAGAACATCTTGAACTGATAGATAAATTGATGGATACCAATATAAGTGATGATGATAGAAAGGTTCTCACTGAATGGCAGCAAAGATATACTGACTGGAATGACGAATACATATTTAATGATGTCATGAAACATATCGGCAAAGCCTTCAACATGCGTCAAATTTGTGATATGGCGCTTGTCCCTTATCAGAGCTACAAGAACTACAGCTCAACAGGAAAGGGCCTCTCGTATGAGAATATGCGTAAGCTGACGGCAAAGATGGGCGGCATTAGTCGCTACGTAAATGACATTGTAAAGGCAAACAAATAAAAAAGTTCCCAGGGAAATAGATCCCTGGGATTTTTTTATATTAGTGCAACGAGAAATCTATAGACAGTGCTCGTGATCGAGATGCTTCAGTGCGAAGGTATGGCATGAGAGTTTGCGGTCGTCGTCCCATACCTCAATCTCGGCATTCTTCTTCTCTTTTTTTACTATGTGTGGACTTGCATAGTAGTCCTTGGCCAGCGTTCCGCTTTCAGCAGATGGAGCATCCTCATCGATCATGACGATATAATACCTATACGCCATTACTGAAACATTCCTTTTGATTCAAGGAACTTCTGTAATGCCATTGTTGTCTGCTTGCCACAAATGCCATCAGCTGGAACACCAAGCCATCTCTGTAAAGCCCTGATTGTGTTCTTTCCAAGAAGCCCATCAGCAGTAACACCAAGTTTTTTCTGTAATGCTTTGATGCATAATGAACCTTTTCGAGTGTTATCAAATCTGAAAGTGTGACCAAATCTCGAAATGAGAAGTTCCTCGCTTGAAACAAGCTGATGAGAGATAATGCCATCAACTACTGTTCCAACGTATCGTTGCAATGCCTTTGTTGTTGCTTCTCCCCAAACTCCGTCAACGTGATTCACCTTCTTAGGCTGATTGTCAGTCTTAGGAGCGCTTTGATGAGGAATTGATGCTGTGACATTTCCGGATAGTCTTGCCTTGAACTCGCTCTGCCATTTTGCATCATCCCACCAGTACGCTGGGCAGTTCTTGCCGCATACATCCTTGTGACGTACTACATGATCTTCTGGGATGCCATACTTTGCCATGAGCGATTTTGTAAGTTCAACTGTATTTGTAACTGCTTCGGCAGTTGGCAGTGAATTTCCTGCGTCACAGGCGATTTCTATATTGATTGCATTATGATTAGTACATACTCCCCATAATTTTGCATACTTTTTGTTATGAAGCACTCCAGCACCATATGCCGTATATTCCTTTGGTGTCGAAGCCCATACGCCCTTGCCGTCTACAAAAAAGTTTGCGCCAGCTCTACGGTCACCATTGAAAAAGTATTTTGCATTGTTCTCGGCAGTGTCTTTCGCATTTCCAGTATAGTGAATAATGATATACTTTGTAGAGCTTCTCTTGCCACCAAAGTTTTTATTGGCATGATTTGTTAATACATAATCATAATTGAAATACATTAAAGATGTCCTCCTTATTGTTTTTCCTTGCTGCTATCTTCTATGATTCTTGCAGCCTCGATTAATCGCTTCATGTCATCTTCGCTGATTGCGTTAGAAGTCCCACTGTCGATGTCAGTCGCAACGTTGTTGATAGTCTTCTCGATCCATTTAGGGATAGGGACCCCTATCTCATCGAGGTTTTCCATGATTGAGATTATTTCCATCAGTATCATATATACCGAAACAACTGCAATGATCTGATGAGGCCATTGAACTGAATACACAACTACGGCAGTGAGAATGATAATCATCATCTCTCCGCATTTTTTTATGATTCCGCTTCTCATCTTGTGCGAGATGATGTTCTTCTGCACGTAGGCCTTTGCAAGTCCAGAGACTATATCGCATAACATGAAAATCAGTGGCACAAGATAGAATACAAATTCGCTTATGAATTTCATTTTTGGCATGAGGTTAAATAGCTCCATTTTTCTTTCTCCTTGTTTTTTTATTTTGATGATGAGCCTGATGAAGGCTCAGTTGATGAAGCTGACTGTGAAGCAGGCTCCTTGATTGAGATTGAGATGTAGTCGCCTTTTGACTCCGTCTTGACGACTTCCGAGTTGAGTACTCTCGGCATGAGCACGGTAAGAAGTGCTCCGGGCATGCCGTTGAAGGCATACTGTAAATTATCGTTCGTTACGTACTTGACCGCCACCTTTTCCTCGGTAGGGTCCATAA